AGGCGAAATAGGAAATACTTCGGCAGGACGCGTCGTATTTGAACGCGATGCAATTCAGCTTCCAGATGATCCTAAGACTATCAAGCTTCTTAATCAGCATGACATGCGCCAACCTTTAGGAAAGGCCACCAGCTTTACTTCGCAAGAAGATGGCATTTACGCGAGCTTTAAAATTAGTCGCAGCAACCGTGGTTCTGAGGCTTTGATCCTTGCAGAAGAAGGACTACAGAGCGGCTTGTCAGTGGGTGTAGAAGTAATTAAATCAAAAATCAAAGGCGGCGTTATGCATGTTTCTGCTGCACGTCTTTTTGAAGTTTCATTAGTAACAGAGCCAGCATTTAAGTCGGCTCAAGTTATTGATGTAGCAGCTGAGGAAACTCCAGAGGCTGTAGAAGAAATCCAACCAACAGAAAGCGAGACAGCTGTGGAGAATACTCCAGAGACAGTTGCAGCACCAGTAGAGGCAGCAGCGGTTGAAGCTGCACGTCCTGTTGTTACTGCAACAACTTTCGTGCGCGAGCGCGTAGCACCAATCACATCAGCACAATACCTAGAAGCTAACATCAAGGCTGCAATGGGAGATGACGAAGCACGTCGTACACTTCGCGCCGCCGATGATTCGACTTCAACAAACACAGGTTTGACGCTTCCATCTCACCTAAACACTTTCCTTACAGATACATTTAGTGGCCGCCCTGCTTTTGAAGCAGTGACACGAAATGCTCTCGTAGAAACTGGAATGTCATTTACTGTTCCACGTCTTTACACAAACGCTTCATCTGCTAACACTGCACCAACAGTTGCAGATACAAACGAAGGTGCTGCACCATCTGAAACAGGCATGACATCTGCTTACGACACAGTAACAGTTGAGAAGTTCAGTGGCCTACAACGCATCAGTTTTGAGCTCGCAGACAGAAGCCAACCGAGCTTTATGGAATTGATGATGGTGGAACTTCGTAAGGCGTACGAGAAGGCAACAGATGCAGCACTAATCGCAGCATTTACTGCTAACGGTACAGCTGCAACAAACGTTGCAACAACAGCAGCAGGACTACAGTCATTTATTTCTGTAGAAGGTGCAGCTGCATACAAGGGAACTGGTGGCGATTTCGCTAACAAGCTTGTTGCATCAACAGATCAGTGGGCTGCTATCACTGGATACGCAGATTCAACTGGACGAGCTCTATATTCTGCACAGGGTGCAACATACAATGCATCAGGTAACGCAGTTGCTTCATCAGTGCGCGGAAATATTCTTGGCACTGATCTTATTGTTGATCACAACATCACAGCTTCTGGAATTTCAGATGATTCTGCTTTCCTAGTTGCTCCACAATCAGTATATGTTTGGGAATCCCCTCAGACTCAGTTGCGTCTGAACGTATTAACTTCTGGAGAAATTGAAATTAATCTCTATGGTTATATGGGAATCTATGTTGCAAAATCTGGCAAGGGTGTACGCCGTTTTGCAGTAGCTTAATCGCTACACACTAAGTCGCTCTGGGGAGTAGTAGCCCTCTACTCCCCAGAGTCTTTAGAAAGGAATTGAAATGTCATTAACAACAGTTGCAGAGCTTCGCTCCACCTTAGGTGTTGGCACTTTGTACGATGACGCAACCCTTCAATCTGTATGCGATGCAGCAGATTCTGTTCTTCTTCCTATGCTATGGAATAACTATGAATTCAATTCAGGACATAGCAACACAGCAACAACAGGCACACTATATTTTGATATTGATGTTCAAAAGATCTTCTATGTAGGCCAGACTGTAGTTATTACAGGCAACGGATCTAAGCACAATGGATCTAAAACAATTACTGGTGTAGGCGAAGATTCGATCACTTACGCAATCTCAGGCAACAACAACACGCCTGCTATTTATCATCCAGTGCAACCTCTTGGTCAAGTCGCAGCAGAAACTTATGTCGATTGGTCAGCAGATCAAGCTGTGCAAAATGCTTCTCTCATGATAGCTACGGAAATCTGGCAGAGTAGAACCGCAACTCTTTCTGGTTCTAACTTGGTCGATTACCAGCCCTCGCCTTACCGAATGTCGGCACAGCTGCTCGGCAAGGTCAGAGGATTGCTCTCTCACGCGCTGAGTCCTTCGAGCATGATCGGCTAGCGATGACAGCAGCCATAACCACACTTCGTATTACTTTAGCGACTGCATTAGTAGACAATACGAAATACCAGACATTTGCATTTCCACCGAGTACCGTTTTGGCCAACTCAGTTATTGTGAGTCCAGATAATCCATATCTCACTCCTAACAACAATAGCCAGAACACTATTGCTCCTATGGCGCACTTCAAGATCATGATAACGACCGCGCTATTCGATAACCAGGGGAATTTGAACGGCATTGAAGAATTCGTAGTTGCCGTGTTTAACAAGCTACACACATCAGGTTTAACGTACAATGTAAGTGAAGTGAGTTCACCTAGTGTTCTCAACGCGGCCTCAGGTGAACTTTTGTCGTGTGAGATGTCGGTCAGTATTTTAACGAGTTGGAGCTAGCATGTCCGAGTGGGAAAAGAATAATGAAAAGTTTCTGATCAAGATCGGTCAGATTAAGCCAGCAGTTGAAAAACCAAAGGCAGATCCAAAACCAAAACCAATAGCTAAAGAAACAATAGAGGAGTAGACACCGTGGCAGTATTTCTAAACAACGGAGTAGTTCTCACCGTAGACGGTGTGGATCTCTCAGAATTCGTAACATCAGCAACTTTAAACTTGAACTATGACGAGCTTGAGGTCACTTCAATGGGCTCAGGCGGGCACGAATTTGTAAAAGGCCTAGAGGCAAATTCTTTGACCATCGACTTCCTGAATGACAATGGCACATCTGGAGTTCTAGCAACTCTAGTTTCAAACTGGGGCGATTCAGTCACAGTTACAGTAAAGAACTCATCAGCTGCAACATCAGCTGGAAACCCTCTCTTTACAATGTCATGCTTGGTAAACGGCATCACACCAGTAAACGGTGCAGTTGCTGACCTATCAACACAGTCAGTAACATGGACAGTGAACGGCGTAGTAACTAAGGCAATTTCCTAACAACTAACAAAGGGGCAAAACTATGGCAAGACTAAAGATCGTTCGTAATGATGGAAGTGTGCTAGAAGGCGAAATCACACCAGCTGTGGAATTCGCATTTGAAACACACCATAAAAAAGGGTTCCATAAGGCGTTTCGTGATGACGAGATGCAGAGCATGGTCTATTGGCTTGCCTGGGAAGTAACACGCAGGTCAGGTGAAACTGTTAAGCCTTTCGGGATGGAGTTCATCGAGGGATTAAAATCCGTCGAAGTTTTGGACTCTGACCCTTTAGCTTAAAGCGCGATCTTCCATTCACCTATCTAATTGCTCGCTTGAGCATTAGGTTGGGGATTGCGCCACAGCACTTATTAGAACTAGATAAGACCATGCTAGATGCTCTAGTCCAGGGTCTCAAAGACGAAGCGAAGGAGATCAAAGATGCCAGTAGAAGCAAAAGGCGTAATTGAACTTCGCAGGGCTTTGAATAAGTACGCACCAGATCTAGCTAAAGAACTGACTGACGAGATCACTAAGTCTCTCAAGGTTATCCAGAGAGATGCTCGCGGCTTTGTTGATAACAAGGCTCCAGGCGGTCTATATAACTGGAATGAAAACGCTACTGGTCGCAAGATCACAGCTAAGACTTCTATGTTCAGAACCTTCAACTCAGAAGGACGCTTGCGCATGTTCCCGCTTTACGATGGCAACACTATCAAGCGCGGCATTGTCTACCGTACTGGTTATGGTAAGCCTAACTCTAAAGGTTTCAGATCTCTTTTCCGCATTAAGAACACATCTGCTGCTGGAGCGATTTACGAAACTGCTGGACGTAATGGCGGCAAGAACGCTGACAGCCGTAGTAATAACCCTAATGCAAGTGAATTCTTTAAGAGCCGTCAGGGAACCCTTTACGGTCGCAAGCGTGATGGTCAGGACATGCGTGGCCGTGTCATATTCCGTGCGTGGGATCAGGATGAAGGAAAACAAACAGCAGCGATCTTTAAGGCTATCGATATAGCCAATGAAAAGTTTAAGAAGCGCGCAACCGTCAGCAGCGTAAAGGAATCAGCATGAGCAACATTGTCATTGATATTGCCGCGGAATTTACTGGCAAGAAGGCTTTCAAACAAGCTGATTCAGCTGCTACAAAGCTCAACAATAACGTCAAGAGACTTGCTGGTACTTTCGGTCTGGCATTTGGTACACAGGCTCTAGTTCAATTTGGCAAGACAGCAGTTAAGGCGTTTGCAGAAGATGAGGCAGCAGCAACCCGACTTGCTCGCGCCGTTGATAACTTAGGCATTGGGTTCGCTAACCCTGCCATTGCTGAATACATTTCTAAGCTAGAAAAGTCTGCCGCGATTGCAGATGACATTTTACGTCCAGCCTTCCAGGGCTTGCTGACCACTACTGGCTCATTGACTCAATCTCAGAAGCTTCTCAATGATGCTATTACTATCAGCCGTGCTTCAGGCATCGAACTGGCAACAGTTGCTGATGATCTTGGTCGAGGCTACATCGGTATTACTAAAGGCCTTACTAAATACAATACTGGTCTAACTAAGGCAGAACTTCAATCTAAGTCTTTCAATGAGATCCTGGGAACACTTCTCAAGCGATCCGCAGGCGCAGCAGAAGATTACCTAGACACTACAGCCTATAAGATGGATGTTCTTGGTGTTGCTACAGGCAATGCAACAGAGATTCTAGGCAAGGGCTTTGTTGATGCGCTGGCTCGCGCAGCTGGTGGCACAGAAGCTACCGATGCTCAAATCTTCCTAGAGAATATGGCTTACCTATTCAACAAGGTAACACTTGCAGCAGGAACTACAGTTGGAGCAGTTCCAACCCTGTTGCAGAATCTTAAAAAATTAGGCAAGGACATCTTCTACGGTTTTGCTGGAAAGCAAGTAGGCATCAGCCTAGCTGTTCCTGAGAAGGAAGCCGTAGACGAATTAACTCTTAGCCAAAAGAAGTACCAAGAACTTCTAGCACAGTTCGAGAAGGATGCGCTCAAGCGCGAACGCGAGAGACTTGCACTCAAGAATAAGCAACTAGCAGCAGATAAGGCTAAGTTGATCATTGCTAAGGGCGAGGCAGCCCTTCTCAAGGGTGATTCTGTTTTTGACATTGAAAAGATCCAGATTGCAGCAGCCTTGACTAACCAGG